TGCTAAGAATCTTCTTGTTCATCTTCTTGTTCTTAAGAGTCTTAGTGAACGCAGATTTGATCTGTGCTTTGGTTGCATCCTCTGCTACTTCAAACTCAGTATCATTGTTCATCGCAGATGTTGATAATCCAAGATAAACATCAAATCCTGCCTCTTTGTTATCAAGAACTAAGGACTTGTTCTTCCTCCACTCAGCTAACTTAGTTTTATAGAAACTACCCTCTGTGTAATCATCACCCTGCTGATTGCATAGGATGAAACGTGAACCCTCTCTTGCATCCATCAAACGAATACCAACAAAGTTTACATCAGGAAAAGTTTGTGATATGTCTCTTAGAAATACCTTAGTGTATCCATACCACTCATTACCAAAAGAAGAAGATCTACCTGTCTTACGATTACGAAGAAATACACCACTACCAATAGTGTTTCTACCAATATATGGTTCGTCTTCCCATCTTCTCTGAATCTCACGATGATATGAAGTTGATTGTGCTTCACCATCAGTAAGTATTACACAATTTACTTTCTCAACACCAGTCTCTTTTTGGAACTGAGGAATGATATCATGAAGAGTAATAACGGCCTCATTCAAAGGTGTGCCAGATAGATTCAGACCAATAGGAATAACTTTGTGATTGTGGTATCCTCTGAATGCAGATACGACTCTGTAAAGATTAATCAGTTGCTGATTAAAATCTTTTGAGCGAACTTTACTAGAAAGAAGATTCATCATCGAAAAGTTTCCATCCATAGAAATGAGACCAGATCTCTCTTTGTAAAATCATAAACTTCAAAAGGAATCTGAACCTTCTTACAGAACCAAACAAGATTATATAATTGCTTGATTGTATCCTGCATTACATGACTCATAGATCCTGACCAATCAAGAACAAATACTAGTCCGTGGTTTTTGCCATCGGGCACGATAGAGATCTTTTTAAATAAGTCTTCATTGAACTTATAAGTGTGAAGATTTTTGGTGTCAAGGATACCAGTGCGACTAGTAGTAGTGCGAGCATAAGCTCCTGCAGATTTGCGTCTTTCAAATTCTTTGACAAGATAGTTTACCTCCTTTTGTGCAGACTTTTTGAACTTAGCAAAGTCCTTATCTATATCCTGTAGAAAATCATATGTATTTTGTAGTTGGGCAAGAGTAAAGTCAAAATCCTTAACAGGAGTAGAAATAGGTTTTTTAATCTCAGCATGCAACTTCTCAATATCTTCATGAATCTCTTCATTAGAAATGATAATATTATCTAGATTCAACTTTGGTAACTCTACATATACATTCTCTCTACCTTCTGTCTGGGCAAGATTCTTGAGTGCATCTGCTAATGCGTCAGCAGTTTCAATCTTGAGTTCTCCCATATCAGCAGCACCAGCTTCCTGACCACCAATAGGAAGATCACTTGGATTAGGATTGAGTTCAGAAGAATCACCATCAGATTCATATTCTGTATTGTCCTCACCTAAATCTGGACGATCATTACTACCTTGATCTTCAGAATCAGATTCAGATAAACCTTGAGCATCTGTCTTTTCACCATCCTTTGCTTCATCAACTGGTTCCAAGTCAGAAGATTCATTCTCCAATGCCTCTTTCTGCTTATCAAACTGCTCTTGACAGTAATCAAAAAGATCCTGAGAGATCTGAAGAACCTGATCAAATGTCTCACATGTATCAATTCTTCTTACAAAAAGAATCTCATCATCTGCAAAAGGAATATCAAGATGTGTACCGATCTTGTAGTGTAGATTAATACGATCTGCAAGATTCATTTCAGTAATATCTTTACCATCTACTTGAAAGAAATCCTGTATTACTAACTCAGAATATCCTTTGAAAAATGTCTTAGAGATACCTTCATAACGACGCTTCATCATCTTTTCAATACGAGCATCTTCTACGATGTTTACAAATGATGGATTCATTTTCCATTCTTTCTCCAACCACCAATCTCTATTAGGTGTGTAGAGTGCATGACCAACTTCATGACTCACTAGCATGTCAAGAACTTTATCTGTAGTATCCCAAACAGGTAATGTAAGAACACGAGTAGCAACATTGAAACAAGCAGTCTCAACTCTCTTGTGCTCTACAATTAGATCTTCTGTAGCAAGTAGTTTAGCAAGTTGTGATTTGATTTCGTATTGAATAGTCATGTGGGATCTCTGTTGATATATTCATTATAATAACAAAACCGCCACGAAGGACGGTTGAGTGGACACTTTGTGAACTGTCTATCTAAAAAGAAAATCGATTATCTCTTTCATCTAAAACTTCGTTTATAAGTTCTTTTAGTTCCTTCTTTAGAGCATCCGATATCAGATTCATTTTATTGACTTCCATTGGTGGGATTGCATCCCGTTGTCTCTGTATATCTTCGGGAGTTCCCTTACTCCCATACGTCATAGCCTGAGTGTCCATTAGTCTCTCTGTCTCCAATCGTCACTACGTTCTTGATGAAACCAGTCTACGATCTCATCTGGTGAACCGAAACCCCTACGGTGATTACTTGAATCGGGGTCTCCAATATTCAAGTTATTCAAAAAAGAATCGTTCGGATTTGCTGATAGTCTTCTTGCCTGTTGTAACATACCCCTTGCTGATGTATTTGCCTTAGATAATTTTTGGGCCCAAATCATATCGTCTATACTCACTTCCGTTCCTGCTGCTATGGATTTACAAATGCCTTCTAATCGAAGACGATACTGAGTTGATAACATTTTCTAATATGTACTATTAAAAATATTTATGATACAATTTTACTGAAACCTCTGATTTTATCGAATTTGATGACATTCTCAAACTTGTCGTGTAAGTCTGATTTGTGAGATATAACATAGATGTTTGCATCCTTAATTATAAAACGAATAATTTTCATAAATTCATCCACACCAAAACCATCAAGAGAACTATCAAATACTTCATCCATAATTAATAGATTAGTATTGACAGAGTTCTTGACTCTGGCCACTTCTCTCCAAGTAAACAATAATGCCAAATCAATTCTCATCTTTTCACCCTCACTAAATGAGGCATATGAAAAGTCTTCATGAATTGGTGACTCTACAGTTTCACTGAACTCCTCATTCAATTTAAAATTGATATAGAAGTCCATCATCTGCAGATAACGGTTTACCTGTTGATTGATAAATGGTAGATACTTTTTTATAATCTTCGTCTTAACACCATCATCTTTCAAGAGTGAATATGCAAAATCGTGATGCACAATGTCTTGATTCTTCTCAGATGATTCGGTAATAGTTGTTTGAAGACTTTCTTTGAACTCGGTTAGTTTCTCATGTTCAGAATTTCTGTTTTTAAGTTGCTCGGTAAATTTTTGAATTTCAGATTCCAAATCTCTGATCTGTCGTTGACAACCTGAGATTTTAGTATTGTTTTGAGAAATATCATTATTGAGTTTAGAAATCTCCTTTGTGAGTGTGGTGAACTGACGCTCTCTGTCCTCTTCTTTTTGAATTGCTTCCTCTAGTTCTTTATAACCAGATTGCAACTCCTTTGCTTTATCTTGAGCATCAGCAATTCTATTTAACCTAATCGATTCTTCTATATCCTGATCACAGGTCGGACATACAGTATTATCCGTAAAGAATTTGTGTTCTTTGGTTATGGTTGATACCTTATTGGATATTTTACCCTTGAGATTGTTAAGTTGTCGTAACTTTTTATCTGCTCCTGTAACCTTTTCCTGATCGACTATCTTATTTTCAATCGTGGCCTGGATTACATCAGTATGCTCCATATGGGTGTTAACTTCAACACCAAGGACTTTGATCTTCTCCTGTTTATCTTTGATGTCCTCTTTACTACGATCCTCTATCTCCTTGATAAACTTTTCCTGCATCTTAATTTTATCTGAAAGATTTTCTTTCTTTAGATTAAGAGATCTTACTTTTTCCTTTTTCTCTCTTATCTTGTCCTTCAGTAAATTATTCATAAAGGAGAAGATGCGAATATCTAATAGATCTTCAATTACCTCTCTTCGATTCGGTGCATTCAACTGCATGAATGGAACAAAAGTGCTACTACCCAGTATGATTATCTGTGTGAAAGACTTATAGTTTACTTTCAGTATCGTTTCTTCAAGTATCCGTTGATTTGATCTATCATCAGCTTCTCGATGAAGTGGTGTACCATTTACTTCAATATCAAAGGTATTTGGTTTGATACCTCTACGAATCAAATAATCTTTTGCATTTACATCAAATTCAATCTCAACCAGTGTACCTTTTTCATTAGTTGTATTGATCAACTGTGATTTAGTGATCTTACGAAATGGTTTATTAAACAGCACAAAAGTCAGGGCATCTAACATTGTAGACTTACCTGACCCATTAGTTCCGATTATTAAATTTGTGTTGTGTTGTAGAAAATCAACCTCTGTCCAGTGATCGCCTGTCGAGAGAAAGTTTTTCCATCTAATCTTCTTGAATCTTATCATTACTAGGTGGAATCACAAAGTCATCAGGAGTGATGACCGCATACTTATAATTATACATCCTACATGTGTTTATTGCAAGTTCATCGTCAACTTCTATAACTTCCATTGCTTTATCACCATTATCTTCAAGCATTAACCCATATCTTTTCGCATCATCCTCTTCTTCAAATAAAAACAACACTCTTCTACCATCTTCATCAGCAACGGCATATGCTCCATCTGCTTTTCGATGTTTGAGTGTTAATAGATACATTACTCGACCTCACAGGCTTGTCGGTATAGATCACGGAAGATATTCTTTACTATAGTCTTATCAAACCCCATCTCTGCCTCATCAATGTATCGATTTAGTATTGAGATAGTATTTTCATCCTCTTCAACTTCAAACTCCTCATTCTCTTCCATAGCAAAGTTTTCAATAATCTTCAAATCTTGAACACCTGCATTGAATAACTTATCAATAAACTTTTCAAACTCTTTAGGATCTGTCTTCTTACGAACAATAACCTTTACAATCTTATTTTCATACTGACTAGTGTTAAAGATACGATGATTAGTATCTTCGTAATATATGTTATAAAACAATTTATAAGGATTGTTTATTTCAAGCAACTCAAGAGTTTCAGTATCAAAGATGTGAAAACCCCGTTTATCATTGACATCATTCCAGAACATCTCATAAGGATTACCCAAATAAAAGATCTTTCCATCATTAGAACGTGTGTGGAAATGACCTGAGAATACACTATCAAACTTATCAAAGACACTTATATCCATACCAGTTTCCATCATATGACCACGAGTTGCTCTGAATCCATTCAGTTCAAGATGGCCCATTGCGACTTTTGATTTGGATGATTTAATTACTGATAGAGTTTCATCATAGTTCTCTGTAGTAATCCAAGGTAATAGTAGAATATCTAATCCACCAACTTGTATTTCTTTTGCACTTGAATATATTTCCCAGTTTGTATGAGATGTAAGTAGTAAATCAGGTGAGTTTACAAAGTTTGTATTCTTATAGTATGCATCGTGGTTTCCTGTTGCAGCATATACTTTATACTTCTTCAGTGGTTCAAAGACCACACGGTTTGACCATTCAAGTGTTTGTAGATCAATTGCCTTACGACTATCAAATACATCACCCATATGAATGACAGTATCTATTCCGTGCTCTTCCATCTTAGGGAAGAATACATTCTTGTAGAACAACTCAAAGTAATCATGCAAATTCTTTGATCCCTTTCGTGCACCGAAATGGGTATCAGTTATGATAGCGATTTTCATCTATTCTTTTTCTGTGCAATATTATCTTTGATTGTATTATACTCGGACATTGCTCCTGTCAATGCACCAGGCTCAACGTGCATGACCTCATCAAATCCAGTCTTCTCAATAATTTTATTCTTTATATCTAATTGTTTCTTTTCCTTCTGTATGCGTCTTAGAAAGGCATAGTGTATGATCTGGGTAAAGTATGCAAAAGGGTTGCGAGACTTAGCAGGATCGAAATTATGGATGTATTGGACACAATTCTCAATACCATCAGATATCATATCATCACGGAACATATAATTAACGAAGTTTGGTTTATATGACAGGTGTGTTGCAATCTTTAAGAAACAAGATCCAAGATAGTTTGTAATTCTTGGTTTTGGTAAATCTCTTTCTTTTGCAATGGCAACTTTCTCCCTATACACAATAAGTGCCTCCAACAACTCTTTGTTGTTCACATAATGCTCTGACTTCTTCTTCGGCATTTAATTTACCTAACTGTTATTATTATAACACATTTTTATGAGGTGACAAGGTGACGCTTGACAAGACCCCTAAAAGTATGTACAATAACCTTTGTAAGGTTTGAAGGACATATTAGCTCTCTTTAGTATCTTTAGTATCTTCTTTAAATATTTTCTCTAGGGATTCTCTTTTTTTCTCTACGCTTGATACATATCCTAGTGACTCATTGAGTTTTACTTTATTATCAGAAGGTTTAAATACTCCGAGGCCGCCTTCTTCGGATTCTTCTACGTATTGCTTGTAAATACCAATTAGTTTTTTATCTTTACATTCAGTCATTGTTATAATCTTATCCATTCTCAATACGAACATATCTTCATCAGATATTTCCATCCAAGGTGTTACCTTTACATAAGCAAGAGATCCAAGAGCAGATAAGGGTTTCATCATAATTGGATTATGTAATATCAATATAGGTTCATCTTCAGATTCATCCACACAAACAAGTGCGAAGACTTCTTCTCCGGATACAAGTTTGAGAATGCTGTAGAATTCGTCCCCCATATTATTTTTTGAGTGGAATTGAGATGATGTCATAATTAAAGTTTTCTTCGTTATAGATCTTGATTCTTTCTACAAGATGATTCAAAGTGTAGTTTCTTCTGGTTTTATAGGAAATATCGTCAGCTATGTCATAAAGTGTTGCTTTTGTTTTGTTACTTCCCTTACGGAGAACTCTACCTATAGATTGTAGATTCCGAATTCGAGATTTAGATGGTGATGCAAAAATGACGTTATGAAGATTTTTAATGTTAATTCCCGTGGAGAAAGTCCCATAAGATGCAATGATAATAGCGTTGTCTTCCTTTTCAGTGATTTCTCTTACGTTCTCCCGATCTTCTGCTGCTACACCTCCATGTACAAAGAAGACTTCGCGTTGTTCTAGTACATTATTATTTATCATATCATACAAGACCCTTCCGTGAGTTTCGACTCTTGAATAGAGTATTAAAGTATTTCCTTTGAGGTCAAGTGCTAGGTTACGAATGAACTTATTTCTCTTATCGTGATTGATTATATACTGAACTTCATCTTCAAATGTTTCAAACTTTGTTGCAGGATGCTTGAGTAGAAGGACATTTATGTCAAGTTTTGCAACATGACCCTTCTTCATTAGTTCATCTGTCTTAATAATTTTATATGAAGGGCCAAACAATCCTTCCAAAACCCACTTGTGGGTTTGTGTTCCATCAAGAGTTCCTGTAAAACCAAAACGATATTTGGCCTTGTGAAGTTTTGTCATTATAGATATAAGTGATTTTGATTTAAATTGGTGAGCCTCATCCCCAATTACAACAGAGAATCTCTCAAAATATTTTCTGGGGAGTTTGTAGATTGATTGCCAAGTAGTAATGATGACTTGAGAGTCTGTCTCTCTTTCTTTACCTGCATATATCTTGTGGCAAAATGAACCTACATCCCATCCATAATCTGCGAAATCTTTATACATCTGTTCTACTAGGGAAGTCGTCGGAACAACTATCAGAGTATTTTGCTGCCTTTCAACAAAATATCTCACAATCGCGTATATCATCAGAGACTTACCCGATGCAGTTGGGGATATCAACAACCTTCTATTATGTTTTAAAGCGTCGGATACTCCCTCAACTTGATACTCACGGGGAGAATACTTACTTATAGATGTCATATAGTCTTTAACACCTTCATATGAGATATTCTCATTGACTTCAAAAGGTGTGCCAAAAAATTTATTATCTACAAACTCGTAAGTATATTCGTGATCGTCACAAAACTTTTGTATCTTATCCAGTAGTCCAACGTAGATTTCTCCGTTCTTTACGTTGAATAGACGGATCTTACCATCCCAATACTTATTACGGTATTGAGGCATAAATTTAGCTCCCGGAATCTCAAAGGTGAACTGATCTGACAGTTCATAATATACATGTGGATCTGATTCTACTTGAAGATAAACCTCATTCTTTTTTGATATGCTCAAATGAGACATTCATAAAACTTCACTTAAATATATTTAGGTGGGTTTTAAAAATATCTTTTACTAAATAAATTAGTTTTATCAAAATTTAATGACAAGCTTGATTGACCCAAAAAAGTATACGAAGACAGTTGACCTATTAAGGTCATTTTTTTTGTCTAAAGGTTTTTACGAAGTCCACACTCAAAACCGTTTAAGCATCCTTGCAGCATGTGAAGATCCGGAAACAGTTGCAACATACACTTACAATGGTGAGATATGGCCACTGCCTCAGACAGGGCAGATGTGGTTAGAATATGAATTACTGAAGAATCCAGAAGCACCGGGATTTTTCTGTGTCTCAACGTCATATCGGCAAGAACCAAATCCAGTTGCAGGTAGACATGAAGTTATCTTCCCAATGTTTGAATTTGAGATGCACGGTGGTGTTGAAGAACTTAAAAAGATGGAGATTGAATTATGCAAGTATCTTGGATTACCTGACTTGTCAATTGAAACCTATGATGATTGGGGAAATATGTTCAATACAAAAGAATTAGACCATGATCACGAAGCAAAAATTGAATATGGTATGATTACTGACTTCCCAGAATTTACATCACCTTTCTGGAATATGTCAAGAAACGACGATGGTAAGACCAGTCGAAAGATTGATGTGATCTTAAATGGTATGGAAACGATTGGTAGTGCAGAACGTAGTACTGATAAAGAACAAATGCGTGATACGTTCCATACCATCTCTGATGGTGGATATGCTAACTTACTCTACAAATTATTTGGTAAGGAAAGAGTTGAGAAAGAACTTGAAGAGTTCTTAGAGTTTGATTTCTTCCCTAGAAGTGGTGGAGGAATCGGTGTAACACGTATTATGCAAGCGATCCCTGACTAGGGATCCCATTGTGAGGTGACGAAACTGGTAAACGTGTCAGTCTGTTTAACTGATGTCTCTGGCGGGACTTGAAGGTTCGACTCCTTCCCTCACAGTAAACATTTATTTATCTTTGTGTGAAATCTATACCTTCCATATGGTCATGTTCGTGCTGAAACACTCTCGAAATGATCCCTTCTAACTTTTCTTTGTGAACTTTCTTATCAACATCTTCATATTTCACAACAATCTTAGTTGGCCTACAAACGTTTATGGTCTGATCTGGAAAGGATAAACACCCTTCTTCAAACCAAGTTGATTCTCCATATGTCTTAATAATTTTTGGATTAAAGCAAGTAATTATCTCTTCTGTTTCAATATCAGACATCATACAGAATGCTCTTTCCCAAATACCGATTTGATTTGCAGAAAGACCTATACCTTCATAATGAATCATATTTTCAATTAGTATTTCAGATAGAGCATGACGATCTAAATCATAACTACACGAGTTGATACGATGATGAAATAATTGATGCTCTGGTTTTATTAGTTCTTTAATCATTAAAATCCTGATTGAAACTTCTGCCATTCGATGGCATTTTTGATTTGATATGTACGACCTGATATATTACGAATAATCTCTTCAAGAAATTTAAGTATAACATCATAATACTTTATTTTCATATCAATGGTATTTAACTTCGCATCTGCGTCCATATGCCTCTGTATAGCATCTTTCTCCCTAACCTTATAGGGAAATGGATCTTCTGCATATACTTCTGCTGTGGCCTTCCCAGTATAATAATTATGTCTTTCTAAACGAATACGACTATACGTTTCTCTTGCTTTCTCTCTGAGCAAGGTAATTGTATTGTATACTGTATAGTATTTTGAGTGAAGTTGGGGTATTTTAAGTGACTCATCATGTAGGTTATCAGGATCAATGACAGAATCTTTCTGCCACATCTCCTGAATTTGCTCAAGATTCATAAAAGTTTGCCGTTTTTATCAGTTAGTCTGTATATAGTATAGCGGAAAGATGCACTTGCTGTAAAGTACTGTACGTCATTATCTGTAGCATCGAATGTCAAAGATGTCAATGATGTAGGAAATAAGTCTAAAAATTTTACTATGGCAACATCACGGAAGTTACTGTTTAGGATGTGTAGAGATCCATCACAGAATTGTTCTTCTAGATCACGTTGACCATCTGTATCTGTTGTTTTATCTATAAACTGCTGTGGTGATTCTGGAAACCCTAGTCCTGTCAACCAATTATGAACTGCAGAATAATTCTCCATGTTCTCATCAACCAAGAATCGAATATCTAAATCTCCATATGTTAACTTTTCACCGGGAACATCAATCGTTTTTAAGTATGATGGTTGCTGATAAGTACCGAGAGAGATTTCTGGTATTGATGCGGAGTTACAAAAGAAGTCTACCTTTGGAAATTTTGCAAGAGAAAATTTAAAACCTATCGGTGATAGGTAATTACGATTTTGAATTTGTCCGGCAAATGGCCCACTAGATGTTGTCATTTTTTAGTCTTCTTTTTCATAGAGTTTATAAACTTTCGATATACTGCTGCCTCTGATGTCTTACCCATCACTCTTGCTCTTTGCTCCATAGCAATTGCTGCTTGAATTTTATGAGCATGCGATCTTGAAGATTTACGTATCTTTGAGACAGATGATTTAGAAGTTGCAACATCCTTGAAACCCAATCCATGAATAGTTCCTTTAGGATCTTCATCTGTATATAAATCCGAATGTTTTTTAGATTTAGCAGGTTGTCCCTTCTTTCTAGGAATTCTAGGATTTGACTCTGCTAGGAATTCTAGGAAAGTTTTCATTCTCCTCCACCTCCTCCACCGTTTCCGCCCGAAGCTCCACCACCATTCCCACCAGAATGCCCGTTAGAACCATTACCGTTACCAGAACCGTTACCATTACCGTTGCCATTTCCATTCCCATTTCCATTCCCATTTTTAGGCTCCTCCCTATTTCTACCGATCATACCATAAGGATAGTACGGATAGCGTTTTGTTGGAACACAACTCTTAAGTTTTGTATCAAACCTATGACCTTTTGGGCATTTTGGAGATTGTGACTCTTCAATAAATTGAGAAAAATCTTTAGTCATTGACAATCATGTTAAACCATTCTTCACTCATACCACTGATGACATTATCAGCATCAGCCTTGGTAGACGCATAACCTTCTTCAATTAAATGATTTACAAGTTCTTCGTAAATCTTCTTTGCCTTTTTAACTTGGCGTGGTGATGGGTTCATTTCAGATATGTTTTTAGTTATTTAGTTATTCTGAAACGACAGTCATTCCTTCCCATCCACCGTTCTTACCATCATCATTCTTTGTAAGATAAGTCGGATTGTTTGTGTAAACCTTTCTCTTAGAGAAATCATCAGACCATCTTGCAAATCCTTTTGCAGAACCTATGTAATACAGTGTTTGACTACTGTTCAGACTGCTCGATTTTTTGATGTGATATGCCATCTTTTTTAAATTGTTTTCTTAGCATTTTTGCATAGTTAACTTCTTGTTTGCTATACAATTCTGGATGCTTCTTTGCCCTCTTGATAATAAGCTTTGCTGCTTTTTTATCTTTCATATAGGTATTTATATCACTAAAAAAGGGAGGTATGTCCTCCCTTTTTCTTGAAACTTAACTTGTGTTATACAAAAAATACTTCCCTACAGTAACGTTTACATGTATGCGAGTCATCACTACAATCTATGAGGCACTCGTAGTATTCATCGATTAAATCGTTACTTGGTTCATCCATATGTTTTGAACCTGCTAACTGATTGAAAGAAATTAGATTGTGCATACTTTACCCTATAATGATGACAATTAACTTGATTTTTTGAACTCATAATGTAAGAGTCTCAGAACATCTTGTTGCCCTTAATTCTACTATTATTTATTGGAAAATGTGCATATCCTAAAGAAACTCTTAACAAAAAGAAATGCCTAGTGCTACTCTTGTAATTTCTCAACAACTGTCTTTGCTTGCATAGGTGCAATGTCATTTAATCCGTTTGCATCAAACCAAGGTGCATCTTCCCAGTCGAATCCTTCACCAAATGTATTGTCAGGAGACATAACATACCAATGGCATTTTGCGTCGGGTACATCTACAGCACATACAGCCCAATCATCTGCCCATTGAGGCACTTGGACATACATCACTGGTAAATGATTTGCAAATAATGAAAGTATAAAGGAAAAGATAAGCATAATAGTTATATAGCATAAAAAAAAGAGACCCATCAAGGGTCTCTTTGAAAAATATGTAAAGAGATTTACATAAGGTTTTGAACTTTAACTCTTCTGTAGTAACGGTTTTTGTTAACAGCAAGACGACCAAGACCTTGAGATGTAGCATCTCCTTCAGCGAATGGGTTTGCAACCATTCCGTATCTTGTCTTAAAGCCAATTTTTGGTTGGAATGTATCCTGA